GGCCCCGCGTTGCCGAACGGGAGGCCGGAGATCGTCGCCTGTAACGAGCTCGCCGTCGACGGATAGACGATATCCGCCCAGACACTCACGAGCTTATCCATTTTGCAATAGCGCGCGCCGAGGATCGTCAACGGGATTGCCGCGCCGCTCCCGTCGATCGGCGTCCAATTCCCATAGACCGCGCCGCTCGCGCTCAGCGCGTCGATCTGATCGTAGAGTTGTTGTTTCCAGGCGTTATCGAGCACCGAGCCCGTCGTACCGGTGCCGTCGTCGTCAATGATGGGCGTCCGCGTAATCGGCATCGGTTATACCTTCGTTTGCATTTGTCTCAGCCAGTCCTCGAACGAGAACATCGAGCTCGAGGCCGTCACGCTGAACGTCGGGTACTGCGTCGGGTACGGCCGAAAATTGCTGATCGTCACCGATTGAATTTTGAATGTCCCGCTCAGGTTCGTCGGCGCCGGGAGGTTCACGGTGATCGACTTGCCCGAGGCCGTCCGCAGATCCCGACAGGTATACGTGATCGTGACGTCCTCGAGCGGGCGCAGCGCGAGCGTCGCGTCGCCGCGGGCGCGCGCCTCGGCGATCGACAGCCGGCGATCTTGGATCCACTCCTCGCGCCAGCCCGGCCCGGTCTTGATCATCGCCGCGAGCGCCGTCTGCCGGGCGGCGTCCTCGCGTTTCACGACGAGGTTGATCTCGTCGCCCGGGTTGAGATCCTCGACGATCGCATAGGCGCCGCTCGCCGGGATCCCGGTCAACATCGGCGCGGCCGTGATCGTCGAGTTGTAGGCGATCGCCGCGACGATCGCGCCGATCCCGACGGCCGGGATCCCGCTGAGCGTGTTCCCGGTTTTGCCGGCGTACCGGATCACCTGTTCACCGTTGCCGATCACCGCCCACCCGCCGCCGCTCTCGAACGGGCCCAGGTTCGCGACGACGATCGCCGCCGAGCCGGCCGGTACTTGTCCGGCGATTTGTTGCAGGCCCGAGGTATCGCTCGTCGGCGCGTTCACGCCGAGCGCGGTATCCGGGTTGATATCCGTGACCGTACTCACGGTGTTATTGCCAAAGGCCGCGAGTAATCGCAATTGCGTCCCGTTCACGGCCGTGCGGTATAACTTCCGGTCCGTCGTCGCGCCAGGTCCCGGGGCAATATTCGAGAGCGCGACGGCGCGGTACCCGCCGGCCGAGCTATCGACGGTCGGCGGCGCCGCGCCGAGACTCGCATCCGGGATCACGTCGTCGTACGCGATCGCGCCTTGCGGGCCAGTGACCGAGGCGACGAGGTGCCAGGTGCCATCGAGGCGCGTTCGGTAAATCTTGGCGCCGGTGACGACGGGATCCGGGCTCGCGGGCGTCGTGACGTGCACTTGGGCGAGCCAGGCGAGCGCGGCGTTCGTCGTCGGGAGCGGCGCGCCGCCGAGGCCGCCGGGATTGCGTAAAAATTGGTCGATAAACGTCCACGTACCGTCGGCGTTTTTACTCGCGTCGCCGAGGCCGAAAAACGGCCCGCTGGTCGCATTGATATTCGATCCGTATACGATCACGCGCGTCACGCCAGCCGGTACCACGGTCTGCGGTGTGCCGCCGATAAAGAGCTGGTTGGATTGATTCGGCCCGGCGAGGGTGATCGCGCCGCCATACGGCGCGGCGGTGCTCTGGCCGCTCCCTGGCGCCGTGCCGATATAGGTCACGCGGTACGCATACGCGCCAGCCACGAGCGATCCCCCGCTATGGGCCGCCACATGATCGATCCCGCCCGTCGGCGTGAGCGGCGCTTGCGTGTTCACTGTCGTTGCTTGCAGGGCCGGCGTCGTTTCGCCGCCGGCGCCGGTCACGTACGTGTAACTGTAGATGTGCGTCCCGAGGTCGACGCCGCTCGTCGCGGGTTGCGGTGTCGCGCCCGGCGCGGTCGGCGGCGGCGCCACGGGCGATCCGACGTCGATCGCCGCGATCGGGCTCGGCAGGGTTTCGCCGCTCGGCGTGACGTCGGTGTAGGCGTACTGATACCGGCCGACGCTGAGGCCCGCGCCCGCGGCCCTGCCCACAGTCGGCGCGCCTGGCGGCCCGACGCCGGGCCCGACGAGCGAGCCGGCGCCGCCAGGGATCACGCCGGTATAGCTCACCCACTCGGCCGCGCCCTCGGATCCGTGCGGCGACACTTTCGCGAACACGTCGGCCGCCGCCTCGAACATATCGACGGCCTCGATCGGGATCATCGTGTCGCCGGCCGCGACGGCGCCGAGGATATTCGAGCCCCGGCCCTCGACGTACACGCGGGTCAGTACTTGCGTCCGGTCGGCGGTTTTGCGGACGTCGGCGAGGGATTTGTGCGCCGGCGTCAGCACCTCGGGCGCGCCGTTCAGCGTTTCGTTGAGAAAAACATGGACGTCCTTTTGATAATCGACATACCAGTACCCGCCGATCCGTTGCGCCAGGCGCGTCAGGGCCTGATCGAGCTCCTCGTTCGTATAGGTGATCTCGGTGAGCGTCGGGAGGCCCGCCGCGACGTTGTGCGTCGTGAACCCGTTCGCCGCGGCATACGTCGCGACGAGGTCGGCGGCGATCGCGCTCGCCGATTGGTTCCGGTACGCCTTCGTCACTTTCGTAAAGCCTAAGAGCCAGGTGTAATCGACGGCCGAGACGTCGGCGTTGATATTGGCCGGCTTGTCGGCGGCGTAGCCCTGTTGCACGTGCAGCGCAAACCCGGCGAACAGGGCGCCGGTCGCGTTCTTACTCCCGAGGGTGATCTTGATCTCGGCGCCGGCCGCGGGAACCATCCCATTGATCCGAAATTGCGCCGTGTTCGCGGCCTCGTTCAGCGTGTCCGTAATCGACAGCGAGGTGAAACCCCACATGCACCCCGTCGATCGCGATAAAGGCGCGGGCGCTCACGTAGCCGCCGCGCGTCGCGCCGCCGCGGGCGATCTTGCCGAGGGCATACATGCGCGCCTTCTCGCCCGGTTGGAGGGTTGCCATACTAGGCCGGCAGGCGATTGCCGCCCGTGCGGTACGCCGTCATAAACGCCTGTTGCACGAGGGCCGCGAGCTCGGTCTGCGTCGAGAGGAGCGATCCGTTAATCACGATCTGGATACTCGAGGCGCCGGCGCCTGGTGCGTTCGGTGAGATCGCGCCGCTCACGCCCGGGAGAAAGAGCTCGGGCCCGCGCTCGCCGACGATATACGCGCCGCCGGCCCGCACGGGCCCGCCCGCCGCGAGCCCTGGGAGCGCGGCCTTGAGGGAGGCGTACTCGATCCGCTCCCGCAGCATTTGCATGTACCCGGCGAGATCGTCCGACGCGAGGCCCGTTTTCCCCGTCCCGCCAGGCGCGCGGCCGGGAAAATCCTGAAACCCTTGCTCGAGTTGTTTCAGGCGCGCGACGGCGCCGGCCTTGTTGGCCTCGGTGATATCGGCGGGCGCAATCTGTTGCGAGAGCGAGACGCGCTGATTCGCGTTCATAAAGGCGTCAACCGACGAGATCGCCGCGATCGTCGCCTTCGCCGCCGTCTGTGCCGCCTGGATCTCTTGGTCGAGCCGTTGCTGGCGCCGGATCGCCGCCTGGGTGTCGGCGGTATCCTGCGCGCTCTGTTCGAGGATCCGGTACCGCGAGCGGATCGCCTCAATCTGTTCCTGGTAGGTCGCTTCGTCGATCACGCCTTTGCCGTAGCGTTCGGCGACGACGGCGATCTCGCCCTCTTGCGCCTGGCGCAGCTTGTCGATCCGTGCGGCGGTTTCGCTCGCGAGCGCGGCGTCGTGCTCGGCGGCGTAGGTCCGATTGAGCGCCGAAACTTCGGCGTCGTACAACTTCGTCGAGATCAGGCCTTGATCGAGGCGACTTTTCCAAAACGTGAGATCGTGATCGAGGCGCGCCTTCGCGGTTTGATCCTCGAGTTGCACCGTATTGCGTTGGTAGTCGGCGAAGGCCTCGCCCTGTTTCGCCCACAGTTGCGCCGTCTCTTTCTGCGCCTTTTCCCAGGCGAGGCTATAGCGCTCGGCGGCCCGCGCCGCCTCGTCGGCCGCCTTCGTCGCGTCCTCGGTCGCTTTCTTCTGATCGGCCATCGACGAGGCGACGGCCTTCACTTGCACGTCGGTCAGCGCATACGCCTCGGCGAGCTTGCCCTGTGAGACGCCGGCGGCCAGGTAGTACTTGATCGCCTCGACGGTTTCCCCGTCGATCGTCATGAGCGTACCTTTCCAGCCGGTCCCGGCCGCGTTGAGCTCGACCATGGCGTCGGCCCAGGCCTTATGTTCTTTCGCGGCCTCTTTCGCCGCGGCCTGGTTCTCTTTCGCCCATTTGGTATTCAGGGCGAGGGCCTCGGCGCCGTTGGCCGCATGGATCCCGGTTCGTTGCAAGGCCAACGCGATCGCGTCCTGCTCGGCGCCGGCGGTTTGCGCGGCCAGGCCCGTCCCGAGGAGCTTGTCGGTGAGGTTCACGACGGCTTGATCCGCGCCGGTGATCTTGGCGATCCAGCGGCCGACGTCCCAGCCGGCCATCGCGGCGCCGACGACGAGGCCGGCGGTCCCGAGGAGGCCGATTTGCCCGGCGCTTTTCCCGGCGACAGCCCCGAGATCCTCGACCGCTTTGATCTGTGGGCCGATGTGGATCCCGACGGCGTTCAGCGCCCCGTCAAATTTCGAGTAGGACTCGGCGAGGCTCGAGGTATGCGGGACGGCCGTCGCGGTCGTTTTTTCGAGGTCGGAGACGGCCTGCGTCGCGCTCGTCGCCGAGGCTTGAAAGGTTTTGAGATCGCTCGTCGCCTCTTGCGTTGCGTCTGAGAATTGCGAAAAATCGGCCTCGAATTTCCCGGTAATCGGCATCGGTTAGGCCTCGGCCTGCGCTTGTTCCTTCAGGAGCTCCTCGACGAGGATCGCGTACACGTCGGCGTCGAGGTCCGTTACCCACTCATAGCGCCAACCGCAGCGGCGGGCGATATTGAGGTCGGCGACGACGCGCTCGGCCCATCCGTTTTTTTTTGCGCGTCCCGCTCGGCGCGCAGGGCCTCCTCGTGCGCCTCGATCGCCAGGCGGATCTCGGCGAAGGCGTCGCCGTCGAGGTTGTCGACGATCGCCTCGAGCTCGGCCTGCGCGATTCCCTGGATCTCGACGCGGTGCCCGGCGTCGTCGGTGAGCGACCAGTCGAGGAGGTACGCCGTAATCGTCGCGAGGCCGGCGCGCGTGAGGCGCGGGACGAGCTTCACGCCGCCGGTGAGCGGATCCTCGACTTGCTCGGTCCAGCGTTCGGTGCGGGCCCGGGCCTCGCCCGCGCTCAGGCGCCGGCGGATCGTGAGGGTCTCGCCGCCGCTCAGGGCGATCGTCGTGGTTTCCGGTCGGACGAAGCGCGACATAGGTTAGGACTCCGGTGGGCCGAGTTGCCCGGCGAGCGAGGATCCCGTGAGGGTGACGGCGACGACGGGCCAGCAGAACCGCCCGCCGATCCGCGGCGCCGTAAACTTGAGGCCCGCTTGTTTCAGTGAAAAGGGATCCGCCCGCGCGACCTGGGCGCGTACCGTCCAGAGGCCGCCTGGTGTTCTGGCGGCCGTCCACTCTTTGCAGACGGCCGCCGTGCGGTAGCCCCAGACGATCGTCGCCTCGAGGCCGCGCAGGGTGATCCCTTCGGTGAACACGGTCTTAGGCGTGTACCCCGACGGCCCACGCCGAGCCGGTCCAATTCGCGCGCGAGCCGTCGCCGAGTTGGATGTACTGACCCGTCGTCCAGTTCGTCGCCGGGTTCGCCACGACCGTCGAGAGCGCGGCGAAGTTTTGCGGCGGCGTCGCGCCGCTCGGCGTGAACGTGCCCAGGCCCGTGCCCGGCCCGGCGCCGGTGGCCATCACCTGACCCGGTACCGACCACGATCCGGCCGCCTTGAACGTGCCCGTGACTTTCGGCGCGTTCATCGAACAATCGATATCCGCCGACATGTACGCGGGCCCCGACCAGAAAAAACTCGGCTCGGTCGTGTTCGGCATCAACTGTAAGGCGCCCGGGCTCGGTTGCATCGCCGCCTTGAATAGCGTGAGCTCGGCCGAATTCCAGAACCCCGAGAACGATCCGCCGATGTCCATGAGGCCGGGAATGTAAACCTTGTTCGTATCACCGAAACACGAGACGTCCTCGTAGTCGGTCGCAAACGAGCCCTTCCAGGCGTTGATCGAAATGATCTGAACGAGCGCCGATCCGCCGAGCGGATCGTAAGAGACTTTGCCGTAGCGGCCGGTTTTGATACTCATCGTTCGGGCCCTCGTTTAGGTGATAGCTGCATGTACCCGGTACTCGCCGCCGCGGTGAAACCAGCGCAGCGAGGGATCGACCGTGTCGACGTCCGTCTCGCGGATCGGCCGCTCGCGGCGCGCCCGCACGTCGGCGTACCCGGTGACGGTGAGCGCGGCGTCCTCGAGGAGCACGTCGATCCGCGCCGCCGCGCCCTTGATATCGCCGCCGGCCGTCGAGAGCATTTTCGCGACGACGGTATAGGTTTTCTCCTCGAAGGCCCGGCCGGCATCGTAGGTCGCGTTATCGACGGCGTCGGCCAGGGCGACGATCACGAACCGTTGCGCGTTCGGCGGCGCCTCGTCCATGTACACGCCGTCGGGCACGAGGCTTTTCAACGTCGTGTCCTGATAAAGCACGTTCACGAGCGCGGCGTCGATCGCCGAGGTATCAGGTTTCGGCACTGCCGCTTGTCCTGAGGCCGCGCTCCTCGAGCAGCGCGACGATCGCCTCGATGTACCCGCGTTGATACTTGTTGCGGATCGGGATAAACGTCGGCCGCGCCGGCGTCGTGCCGTGCTTGCCCTTGCGCCGGCCGCTCTCATAGGCGTACGCATAGGGCGCCGTGTTCATCAGGTACACGACCTTGCCGTAGTCGAGACGCTTCTCGCGCACGATCACGCCGTCGCGTAAATGCGTCGCCCAGCCCCTCGCGGCGTACGCCTTATGCGTCACGTCGTCGCGATAGGGATACGCCGCCTTGATCTCGACGGCCGCCTGCTCGGCGCTCTCGGTCGCCAGGGCGCCGCCGGCCTGCGCGAGATCCTCGGGCAGCTTGCCGAGCTCCTCCTCGAGGTCGTCGAGGCCATCCCAGGTGACGCTTGCCATTAGGTGAGCACCTCGACGGCGAGCAGTTGCGTCTCGATCCCGCGCTCCTCGAGGTTGGCGACGTTGATCACATTGAACCGTCGCCCGTTGAACGTGATCCGCGTCTCGATCGTGATCCCGGCGTGATAGGGCCCGGTGAGGACGTGCGTCGCCTGGGCGAGGACGGCCGACGAGGCGAGCGTCTCGAGCGTTCTCAGGCGTTGCGAGGCCGGCGTAATCGCGCAATCCCAGAAGGCCGGATCGAGCGCCTCGAAGGTTTCGGTATAGCCGCCGTCGCCGTCGGGCGCGGGATCGCCGGGGTTCTCGAGGCTCACGACGTGGCGGTACTGGCCGATCGCGGTCATGCGAGCGTCGGATCCCGGTACATGGCGAGCAAGCGGGCGATCGCCTGCCACACATCGGCGTCAGGCGTCGAGCCCGACGCGCTCGGCGCCATATCGTCGCCGCGGTGTTCGTACAAATGCGTCGTCAGGATGAGGACCGCATGTTTGACGGCGAGCGGCGCCGTATCCGCATCCCACGTCGGATCGGCCGCGGTCTTGAGATACGCGACGATCGCCTCCTCGGCGGCGTCGAGTTTTTGCCCGATATCGGCGTCGTGATCAGCATCGCGGATCCGTAAATGCGGTTTCACCTCGTCGACGGTCCAGAGCGGGCCGGCGAGGGTGACGCGGGAAAAATCTAAGGGCGCCATTGTTCAGGCCTCGGCGAGCTCGCCGATCGCGGCGGCGACTTGTTGCTCGGTCGGATCTGGCGACGCCGCGGGCTCGGGCGACGGCGCAGGGGCCGCAGGCGCCGACATGGCGTTCGGCGCCGCGGGATCCCGGCCCGCGAGCGCCGCCAGGCTATACATTTGTTGTTGGAGGTACGGCGTCTCGCCGCCGTCGACGGGCCCGAGGCCGAAGTACTTGAGCCGGGCCTCGTTCGGCGACAACACGCCGGCCATGATCGTATCGTGCGCGGCCTTGGTGCGCGTCGCCGTATCCATCCAGATCAGCGCGTCGATATCAAATTCGGTCCCGTACGGCGCCGGGAGCTCGAGCCCCTCGTCGAGGGCGCACTCGAGCGCCGTCATATGCACCTGCAAGCATTGACTCTGATACTGCAACTGCGTCGCTTCGCTGTTCGCGTAGGGCGGTTGCTTGCTCGAGTCGACGTAGGAGATCGGGACGCCGAAACAGCCGGCGATCATCGCCGTCGCCTGATCGGATTGCGTCGTGAGTTGCGAGTCGACCGCGCTCGTCCCGATATCCTGGTACTTCATGCCGTAGCCGACGACGGCGGTCTTGCCGGGCCCGAGGCCGTGCCAGGTTTCGCTGAGGCGCTTCGCGGTTTTCTCGTCGATCTCGGTCGGCGCGACGAGGAGGCCCGAGGGCCGGCCGCCGGCGGTGAAAAAATTAATCTGCGAGTTGCCGATCAGGTTCGCGAGGTTCGCCTGCGCGCCGCAGGCATAGAGCGGCGAGATCCCGACGAGCGGGTGATAGGCGCAATTCCAGCGATCGTGGATCATCTCCCGCGCCGGGACGCCGAGCTCGCCGTTCGGCAGGCCGGCCAGGAGGTTCGGCGAGAGTTGATAGAACACGGCGCCGTCGGGCGCGACGAGCGGCTTGACCATGCGCGGATCGAGCACGTACAACGCGACGACGACGCCGCGCAGATCCCGATCCTTCAGGACATAGGTGTTCCCATAGAGCAATTTCGAGATCGTCCACTGCTCGAGAAATTGCCCGATCGTCTGGTAGCGGTTCGGTTTGGTGAGGACGGGCGAAAAGGCCGGCGACGTCGTCTCGGTCCAGATCCCGTCGTCGTCGAGCGCGACGAGGTTGAGCGGCGTTTTCGCGATATCGCCACTAATGAGGGAGATGCACCGAAACACCGTCGGATTGCTGAGCGGCGTGTCGAGGACGAGCGCGTCGTTGTTCTGCCAGGCGCCCGGATACGGCTCGTGGACGATCGGGTACCAGGCGCCCGATCCGGCGCTCGCCGCCGGCGTCGCGGCCGCACTCGACCGCGAGAGGCGCGCGCGCATCGCGTCGAGGATTCCCATAGCCTAGGCGGCCGGCCCCGCGATCCAGGCGGTCCCGTCCCAGGAGGCCTCGCTCGCGTCGCCGAGGACGACGGATTCGCCGGTCGTCCAGGCCGTCGCGGGCGTCGCCGCCAGGCCCGTCATGGCGGCGAGCGTCGCCGGGATCACGCACCCCGCCGGCGTAAACGTGCCGGGTGTGCCCGCCGTCGCGCCGGTCGCCGGTAGCGACTCAGGCGGCGGCGCGTCCGTCCAGCCCTCGATCGAGACGAACCCGATCCCGCGGAGCGTTTCGGCGAGGACGCGATCGGTTACGGCGTAGGTTTCGCCTTCGTCGTGAGCGACGCCGTTTTCG